ATGAAAGATGAATCAGAAGAATTTAAACTAAAGCGACCTAAAGCAGAAAAATATGAGCCTAAGTTTGTATCAAATGATGGCCCTGCTTCTAATCATGCTTATGCTGGTGAAATAATTAAACAAACAATTGTTATTCTTAAAGCCATCACTGAAGAAGATTATAATGATAATCCTCTTCTAAATGATGAAGAAAGAGAAAAGAATGTTGAGTTGGAAAGAAGTATTGAACAAGCACATGAACAGATGAGTAAGATTTTAGCAGATTTAAAAGCAGGTAAAACTAATATATGGGAACAGTTTACTGCTTTACTTAATCAATTGAAAACTATTGGAAAGAGCAAAGGCGGATTTAGTAATCCACCAAAGGCTTCTCAGTCAGATTATGATGGTTCTTCAAACCAAACATATGAAGAAGGTCTACAAAACACTACTTACGAATCCCCTTAATTAGTGAGGGATTAATTTGAAACTAGACTCTATTGAGAAGGATAAACAACCTTCAATAGAAATACTCCGTCTTTTTGAAAAGACGAGAGTAGCCTATCTTTCAGCCAAACAAGACCCCGAAGAATACGGGGGGCGTTGGCGTAAAGCAGTAGATACTATCATTGAATCCTATAATGAATTAGATTCAGCAGGTAAAGAATTAAATAAGTATATTGATGAACCTGATTTAATGGATGCTGATACTAAAAACCCAGTCAGTTTAAAAGCAACTGAGTTATATGAGAAGATTAAATTAGTTAGGTATGCTTCTCCAGTAGTTGATGACCCTTTTTCTAAACTGTTTAAAGGTGATGTTCTTGAAGAATTACTATCTAACCCTGAAAGCATGGTTAAATTTGTGCATTATGCACTAAGAAACCATAATAAACCCCTTTCAGTTGAAGTGTTAAGCGTTAAAGACATGGAAGCCGACACAATAACAGGCGGTCTTATGGGTCTTGACCTAGAATCGGAGGACATAGGGCTGTATATTATTGAACATTACGGGGATGGAAAAGACTCAAAGAAGGTTGAATCCAAAGTAAAGGCTGCTATGGATATATTAGAGTTAATTTTCTTCTCTCAACATGAAGAAAAAGAATGGGATGAGTTAGTGGAAATTGAGGGGCTTGCTAAATCCGAAAAGGAGAAATCCGAAAAAGAGAAGGCTATTTCTCACTTTATTGTTCCTAACAAACCTATGTATAGAATATTTGAGATAGATGACATTAAAGAACTTAAAGGGTTTAGTGGTGAATGGTTTGTTCAAGAAAAGTATGATGGTATGAGAGTTCAATTACATAAGTTAGATGATAAAGTAACTGTGTATTCGTATAATGAAAAGGACATAACTGAAAAGTGTCTTGCTCAAGTTACTGAATTAAAGAAGAAAGAATATGGAGATTGTATTCTTGATGCTGAGTTAATTCTATTCAAGGGTGAGGAGTCTTTACATAGAGCAGATACTATTGCTCATGTATTTAAAAATAAATATAAAGATGCTAATTTACGCTGTCATGTATTTGATATTATACGCCATGAGTCTCAGTCTATGGTTGATGAAGAATTAAGTGATAGAATGACAATTCTATTTAACAACTATTCATCTAAGTCTAGTGATGCTATTGCTTTCCCTTCAAAGAAAGATACTAGAGAAGCAGATAGCCTTACTGATATTGAAACTTATGCTAAAGAAATGATGGAATTACCTACTTCTGAGGGAGTTGTTATTAAAGACGCTACTTCTACTTATTATATAGGCACTAAGAAGAATCCTAAGTGGATTAAGTGGAAGAAGTTTGTTGATTTAGATGTAATGGTGTTAGATAAGAAAAAGACCAAAAGTGGGTTGTATTCTTATAGTTTAGGTATTGGCCCAATATCAGAAGACTTAGATAACTTAGTAGAAATTAAAGGCTCTAATTATATGAATGTAGGTAAAGCCCTTAATACTAAAGTATCTGTTGATGTGGGTAATATCATTAGAGTTAAAGTTGATGAAGTTAAAAAGAAGGGAAATGTTTACAGTTTATATTCAGCAAAGGTTATTGAAGTGCCGGAAGTAGAGCATCCTGACAAACTAGTTACTTTAGAGTTACTTTCAAGAGATACTAAGAAGTCTTTAAATTATGATGTGGAAGCATTAACTAAAGGAATTAAGATTACTGATTATATTCATGGCGAAACTAATTTAATTATTAAATCAGATATGAATGGGTTTACTATCTATGGGTTTGAAGAAAATAACTTAATGTCTAAGAACGCTTTGGCTGATTTAGATATGTGGAAACAACAAGCGATTGATATAATGAAATCAAAGCAAAGTGAATTAACAGTGGCTATATTTCAACATCTTAAAGAAAGAGGTGGTAAAACAGCAGGAGAATTACATAGTTATCTAAAGGAACAACAATCCTCTTTATATGAGGATATTTTAGACTCTACGCAAAGCAAGTTAAACAAATGGGCTGCTTTAAGAGATGGTATTAGTATGGTTGATAATAAATTAATTGCTGATGATGATAAAATTATGCAAGAAGAAAATATTCTAAAAGAATATAAGACTCCTAGTAATCTACAAGAGGGTGGATTTAAGTTATACTCTAGGGAAGATAATAATTTAACTTTAGCAATCAAATTAGATAAAGAAACTATGTTCTGGACAATTGAATTAGATGACCAGAAAGAACTGTTTGATTTATTCGGTGCGGCTGGTAAATATCCAGCAGAAGTTTCAAAGAACTTTGAAAGAGGTAAAGTAGTTGATTCGGGTAAAATTAAACTAGGTGTGCAGAAAGACGGCTACCATGAGTATTTCTTAGAAGGTAATAAGTTTGAGACTAAAATGCACTTTAGAGTCATTACTGTAAAGGACATACAAATGTGGTTGGCTTGGACAGGCTTCAAACAAGAACCTGCCGATGATGATTCCGATGAAGGGCAGTGGGATATTTATACTGATAAGCATAGTAAAATCCCCCTTCCTAATAAAAACTGAGTGTTCTTTATATAGTGGTTTGATGGAGTAAGGGTTGAGGAGAATGAGTTCGGCGGTATTTGCTAACAGGGCTTCCGACTTCAGGATTCTCAAAAATGATGATTTAACAATCGGTGGATATGCAAGCATTGAAATCGTTGATAAACAAAATGACCTAATAACACTTAAAGCACTTAACGAAGCAGTAAGTCACTTTATGGATAATAACAAATTCAGAAATGTAATGACAAACCATTCTAATGTTCAAGTCGGTGAAGTAATAAAATCATACAGGGATAAATCAGGAAAACTTTGGAAAACAGAAGTAGATGATGTAGGATTCTTTGTAGTAATTAAATTAAGAGACGACATAGAAAAAGCAAAAGAAATAAATAGAGGCATTCGTAAAGGTTCATTAAGGTCATTTAGTATTGGTGGACAAGCATTAAATAAAGTTAAGAAAAGTAATAAAGAACTTGGCGAATATAATGAAATAAGCAAACTTGAATTACATGAAGTAACAATCTGTGAAAAAGGCATAAACCCAGAAGCACGATTTGATATTCTAAAACAAGACAAAAAAACAAATAAGGTGAACAATATGAGTAAAATAGAAAAAGCATTGGCAGAACTAGACGCACTTATGGAAGAAGTTAATATTCTCCGTAAGGAAGAAGACGAAAATATGGATATGCCAGAAGAAGAGAAAGGCATGGATATGGGCGAGGAAGAAGACGAAAAGGCTGAATACATGGATGACGAGAACAAAGCCTATGTATCTACACTAGATGGTGCAGGTGTTGAAATTGGAAACCCTGCTGATAGAATAGTAATCAACAATGGAAAACCAGTATCTTCTGATTTGCCAGTAGTTAAGGCGTTTGATAACAAAGAGTTAGAAACACTTGATTTGTCTATTCCTAACATTGAGAAGGCTTATTCAGCATTCCGTCAAGAGCAACTTGAAAAGAGGGCTTACGACAATCTACAAAAGTCTTTTGAGAACCGTTTCAAATCCGAAGTTTCTTCTAAGGAGAACCTTCTATCAAAGGCTCAATATGACGCACAAGCAGAAATCGCTTCAATGAAGAATGAATTTGCTCTATTGCGAAAGTCTTTAACTGCTGAAAAGGATTCAATCATTAAGGCACAAGGAGAATCAACAATAACTCTCCCGTCAATGGATGACTTGGCTCAAATGGAATGGTCGGAAATTCATAAAATGGTTGGAGGCCAATAATTAGGTGATTATTATGGGAACAGGATATATTAACACAATAGCAGATTTAGAAGCACGAACATATGGAACTAAAACATCTGGGTCAATTAGCAATCAATTGCTAAAGGCCGCAGGTGGTATTCAAGGTATTCATGGTGGGCATGATTCAGCCGGACAAGCAGCAGCAACAAGCGGTATTAACGGTAATCTTTATAACCAAATCTATGGACAAAAGGTTTGGTCTATGCTAAATAGAGAGTGTAATGCTCTATCTATTATCGCAAAGCGACCTTATGCTTCAAGTGGTTGGAGAGTTCTTTCCGACAGACCTGCTGGTGGAACAGGAAACTCCCTATCTATCGGAGTTACAGGTTCAACTGATTTAAACACATTAGGTTCATCTACTCTTAGAGCAGATTTGATTGGTGGCGTTCCTGAAAATGCAGCATTAAACACTGCTCAAGACGGACTTGGCCCAATTGCACCAACATACACTACACTATTTACAAGCCCTAAAATCGTTGCTCATCAATTTGATTTCAGCGAATTGGCTATGGAAATGGCATCAATAGATGATGGTATTGGTGATATTAGAGCACAATTGCGAGAAGACATGGGTAAGCATCATGCAGAAGTTCAAAACGCTATGCTTGTTATGCCTTTAGAAAACTATGATGCAGGTTCAGCCGTTGCTACAACTACTGTTGCTAACATTGATAGAAACTATACTTCTCTATACAAGGTTATTACTTCTACTGCTGAATTAGCGGCTATGGAAACGGCAAACCTTCTTGGTGATGCTGACGGAACAGCAACAAGCCATATTTATGGTTCAAACAGGGATGCAGGTTCTTTCTTAGATTCAGCAGTTTCTTTTGGTGCTACATATGCTTCTACTGCTGCTCGTCAAATGACTCTAACTGTTCTTAACAGTATGATTCGTGATTTAAGAGTTGCTGGTGGTTCACCAAAGGTTATTCTAACTGGATATGATACGCTACAAACTCTTTCTGACCTATTACAAGC